AGTTTGGTAGCTTGGAGGGTGACACTAACAATATAAATGGCTGGTTGGCTGGCTGTGGCTGTCGGTACGGACCAGATCGAGGGCCCGACTAAGGCAAAACACCCCTAGGTCGAGCTCGAGCGGACCAGATCGAGTCCCGTCGGTGCAATAAGTGCACGGACGGGCTACGCCCTTGGACCAGATCGAGGGCTCCCAGGATGTTGGGAAAGTGTTGCCGGGCCTGAAACGCAAAAAAGGCCACCCGAAGGTGACCTTTCCTGCAACCCCATGCGCCGTCGTGTTTTACGCGGTGACCATCTTGATACCAGCGGCAGCGAGCGCCGCCTGAACCTCTGCCGCAGTGTAGACCTTCTGGTCGGCAAGCTTGACCTCGGTCGGCTTGCGAGCGGCGCGAGCCTTGACCGTGCTCACGTCGAAGGCGAGAAGTTCGGCCTGCACCTCCGCCGCGACCTTCCGCTTGGCGTCGGCTTCCTTCGCCGCGTCCAGCCGCGCACGGCCGTCAAGCTTCTGGGCCGCGTCGATGCGGAGCGCCCGGTTGAAGATGCGAGCGGCGACCGCCTCATTCCCCTTGACCAGAGCCTTGATTCCGTTCAGGTCGGCCGCTACCAGAATCGCAAACTCGTATCCCGCGATTTCGGTAGTATCCCATTCGGTTCCGGCAGGGGCCGCCGGGAGTTCGCCGCGCGGTGCGACCGGAAGAACGACCTTCGGCTTTTTGTCGGCCTTCGGGGTAACTTCGGGCTTGTTTGCCATGTGGATAACCCTATGGAAAATGTGAATAAGTTTCAATCTGAGGGTCTGCCACGATGGCGCATGGGGTCGGAGCAATTGTCAAAGAGCGGACTTCTGAGGCGGCAGGCGCCGCGATGTGCCGACCAGAGGAGCAAGGTCGGTGCCAGCCCGTGACCGGCTCAGGAGCGGCGCAAGCTGCTGGTCGGTGCGGGATTGTGACATCAGGGTGTGGGGTTCGTGCCACACGCAGGAACTTGCACGGGCACCGTCCGGGATGCCATCGGTTGCAGTACCCGAACCTTTCCCGAAGTACCCCGGCAGCCCCCCTTACGCTAACTCAATGCGGCCAAAAGGCTCCCAACAATTGCGCCAGTTTTCTATTCGGAAAAAGTCATTGGCCTGCGGCCAAAGTCAGTGCAAATGTTGCACAGTCTGCCTACGCCCACGGCCTACGGCCTGGTGTCCCAAACGAAACATCACATTGCGGAGCGACCTTTCGGCTTCTTACTGGGTTGACAGGCTGGGTCGCATGTGCTATATTATGCGTACCTTGTTCTGTCTCTCCGTCGACCTGCTGGGGACTTTCTACCTTACATTCGGCAGATCTATGTCCGACCTTCCAGGTCCCGAGAAGCCTCCGTCCTGGGCACAGCCCACGGACAACACGAGGCCCTTGGACCCTTCTGCTCTCATGGAAGAGTTCCGAGCTTTGCTCGGTACGAAACAAGTGGTCACCACCGGACGTCCACGAGCGGACGGAGCAGGTGGCCACGGCGTGTATAACGGCCGTTCGGGACGGTTTCTGGGCCGCAAGGTTCGGGACCGCCATCGGATGGTCGTTATGCTCGCCGTTTGCGGTTGGACGAACCAAGAGATTGCGACGGCGATGCACTACACTCCGTCTCGAGTCTCTATCATCCTCAGCAGTAAGCACCCTGAACTACTTCACCTACGCCAGCAGACCCTAGAACGGGTTGCCAACTCCACAGTCGACCTGACCGCGAAAATCCGTCTCGCTGCACCGGCCGCGTTGGAGCGGATGATCGACATTGTTCAATCGGTCGATGAGGCACAAGCTCGTCTAGCGGCTCGCGACATTCTCGACCGGGCTGGCTACTCGCCCGTGAAGAAACAGCTCACTGTCGAGGCGCAGCTTCCTGTCGATCAACTATCTGACGTTCTCGGTCGTATTCAAGAAGCCAACGAAGTCGTACTCCAGCAGGACAATTGGGCGGTCAAGACGTTCCCTCGTCGGTCTCAGCGCGACCAGGGTGCTGCGTGAAAATCCTACTGTTGAGTGGTCGTAAAGCCGAACGACTGATGCGTAGAATCCTTCACGAACAGGAGTACATCGTGGGCAAGATCGAGGAACTGATGGAGAAGGTGGACGGTCTGCAGTCCAAGCTCGATACCGAGCAGGAGCAGATTCAGTCAGCGATCGACGGACTGAAGGCGACAGTCCAGGAACTGACCGACAGGCTCGCCACTGGTGGAGGTGCCACAGACGACCAGCTACAGGCTGTCATCAACAAGATCGACGGTATCGCGACCGACCTCGAGGGGACTATCGCCGATACCGAGCTCGGCACGTCGCTGGAAGGTCCGACGGGCTAACGCCCAAGCCGAAGGCTACAGTCGGCTCGGGAATGTGCAAGACAGTGCAATTTCTGCACGGACCTTAGGAGGCACAACATGCCAGTCCACAAGGTCAAAGGCGGCTATAAGTACGGGTCGAAGGGCAAGGTCTACAAAACCAAGTCCAAGGCCGCCAAACAGGGACGTGCGATCAAGGCGTCCCAGGCTCGTCGGGGGAAGAAATGACAATCTTGCAGATCGTTATTATCGCCCTCGTCATCCTGTTGGGGTTCTGGTTAACATTCTCCTATGTTCCAGAGCCATGGAAAAAGGTCTTTCTCGTCATTCTCGGTATCATCACACTGGTCTGGGTTGCGATGGTAACAGGTGTACTTCCGGGACTGAACACGAGAGTATGACTACGCATAGCCGTATCCTCGCTGACTTCGATCCACTGCATCCGGGTGACCTGGCTCAGGTACCAGATGCGGTGAGGCGGAGTATGGCCCATCGAGGTCAGCTGGATACGTACTACCTTTCCACTGTCATTTTGGGGTACGACAAACTGCGGCCTTTAACTCACGGCCCACTGTGTACCTTCCTAGATACCTGCGTTGCAAGGCGACGTATGGAGCAGATGCCACGGTCGCACTTTAAGACCACTATCACCACCATCTGTCATAGAATCAAAAACGTGATTTGCGACCCCACGCTACGTATCCTAATTGTGGGGAATACTGGTACCAATGCCCAGACACATCTGGGAAAGATTAAACGTCATTTCGAGCGGAACCAGCTGTTCCGGTGGCTCTACCCAGAGATGGTCTGGGAGGACGTCTCTCAGGCAGCGGAATGGTCGAAGGTCCGTCTGTTCATTCCGAACGACGCGGCACACGGTGAACCGACCTTCGACACAATCGGTGCCAGAGGTGCAGCAGTCAGCCGGCACTACGACATCATCAATGCCGATGACCTGATCGCAGATGACGAAGCCACTTCCGAAGTCGAGATGGACCGGACCATCGAGTGGGCTTCTGGTATTGAATCGCTGTTTGTCCCACCGATCGAGGAGGGTCTTCTCGACATTCCCTCGACGTTCTGGTCCCCTACGGATGTGTACAGTTTCTTCGAACGGTTCTTCGGGCGTGGAGAAGACCCTATCGCTACGGGACCGTACTCGTACCAGCGGGGCGACATAGCCATTTTCCGTCGGGGTGCGATTGAGGATGGACAACCCATCTTCCCCGAAGCGGTCACAATGGAGTTCCTAGAGCGCCTCCAAAACGAAAATCCCGAGCGGTACGCAGCTCAGTACGCTAACAATCCGTACGCTGCGGGTCTGACCGACTTCAAGCCGGAGTGGAATCGGTTCTACAAGCTGCACGACATTCGAGGCGACCTACTACTCGTACAGGAGCCCGGTTCACAGGTGGTTGAGCTGGTGAAGACTAGCCGCCTGTTCATCGTCTCAATGTGTGACCCACATGCTGGTGGAGGGAACCGGTTCAAGTCCAGTCGTGCAGCTGTCCTTACCACCGGGGTTGATGTTCGGACCGCTCGTGTGTTCCTATTAGAACAGTGGATCAAGCGAGCGCCAACGAACGAGATTGTAGACGAGATCATCCGTCAGAACAATAAGTGGATGCCTCAAGTGTTCTCCGTAGAGTCAAACGGCTTCCAGAAGATGCTGAAGTTCTGGCTCGAGGAACGGGTAGAACGAGACGGGCACCCGGACATACCCATCTTCGAGTACCAGCCGCAGGGGGATAAGGACTCAATTCGCCGGATCAAGGGACTTCAGCCCTTGTTCCGCGCTGGTCATATTTGGATGCAGTCAGGCTTTCTGGAACTGAAGGAAGAACTGGCGGCCTACCCGCGCGGTCTGAAGGATGGTCTGGACGCACTGGCCCAGGGTCTTGAGCACTGGAACGTGGGCTTTGATGCTGTCAGTTCCGAAGAGTACGACGAATACGAACAGGCCCTACAGGAAATGCGGTCTGTGGCGACGGGATACTAACCTTGGAGGCGTGTAGATATGAGCGCACTTCGGCAGTTGGAAATCGAAAGTGGCAAGACTTCCTGGAACCTCGGGGACATCAATCGGTACTTCTGGCGCTGGTATGACGAGCACGTCAAGGACGTGGTGTTCAAGAAGACTATCATCGTCTTCAAGGTCACGATCCTCGTGAAGGACATCAAGCCGGTGTTTGTCATGCTGTTCGGGGAGAAGCCCATTGTCTAATCCGTGGGGCTACAACGGAGCAAGTGGAGGCTCGGCAAAGGACTACGGTGCCGGGTCAAACGGAGTCGGGCGACGAGCCCGCGAAGGCGATAGCGTCCCTCGCCGTAACTCGCGTTTGGCCCTGCCCGTGGACTTTATCGGTCCTGCCATTGATGCCGTAGGGGTGTTCGGGCAACCGGACCTGGACAAGTACACCTCGCTGGAAGGTGGAAAGTCCACACCCAGTCCGATGATGCCGCCCGAAATACCGATGACGGATGCACAACTCGCCTCGCTCGCCAACTACCTCGACAAAGAGTTGGCCTTGTGCGAGGGGGAACGTCAGCCATACATCAACAAGCTGGCCCGGTTGAAACTCAAGTACCGCACGGAGTTCCCGGACAAGGCAAAAAACTGGCCGATTGCCAATGCCAGTCAGATCACGATTCCGGTCATCAAGACCGCAGCCGATACGATCGCGAGTCGCTTGTACCAGACAGTTACTTCGGCCGAACCGTTGGTCCGGATCAAGACAGAGGATGAAGACTTCTCGGACTTCGCGTTTGACTATGAAGAGTTCCTTCAGATGTACGGGACGAACATTCTCGACTTCGAGGAGCTTTTAGATAACTGGATTCCCGAAGTTGTGATCCTCGGTACCGGTGTGCTTGAGACTACGAACTGGCGTAGCCAGTGTGCGTACGGTCGGTGGGACCCGCTGACATCTAGTTTCGTCAAAGAAACCCACACCAAGCACGCAGGTCCGATGGTCTTCCATGTGCCCATTGAGGACTTCTGGATTCGTCCCACTTTTCAGGATGTTCAACGGGCTCCGTGGTGTGGGAAGGAACTTCGCCTGTCCTGGTCCGAGATTAAGGACATGGCCTTCTCAGGGGAACTTGATCCTGAGCTGATTGGTCGGATTGCCAAGTTCGACGGAACCGGACTGGATGCTCCAGCCACGGTCGTGCTGGACGATAAGCTGGACAAATTCGAGCCGAACATCAGGAACGAGTACAAGCTGCACGAGTTGTGCGTTCGGTGGGATGTGGATGGGGACGGGCTAGAGGAAGAACTGATCGTGTACTTCCATCGGCCGTCGAGAACCATTCTCCGTCGGAGGTTCAACTCGTTCTACAAAGGTCGCCGGCCATGGACCATTGGGCGGTATAAGAGAATCCCCCACCGGTTCTACGCAGAAGGGGTAGCCGAAGCACTAGAACATCTGCAGGAAGAAATCTCAACGATCCACAACCAGCGTCTGGACAACGCTACGATTGCCAACCTCCGCATCATCCTGGTCTCGAAGCTGATCCAAGGTCTGCGGCCCGGCGACCGGCTGTGGTCCGGCAAGATCGTGAAGGTGACCAATGTCAAGGATGATGTCGGCACTTTACAGTTGGGTGAGGTGTACCCTAGCACCGTCTCCAACGAGAGCATCGCCCAGAACTATGTCCGAGAGGTATCGGGAGCGTCAGAGACTGCAATGGGTCAGTCGCAACCGGTCAGTCGGACCACAGCGACCGCACAGATGGCGTTGCTCGAAGAACTCAACCGGCGTTTCGACAAACCGTTGCGTGGGCTTCGACGTGCGCTGCGCGATGTAACCAGTCAACTCTCCGATCTGTTCATCGAGCAGGGGACGGGTGGACTGGCGGAACAGTGGCTCGGTCAGGCACGTGGACGTCGGGTCGAGGCATTCCTACAGCTTCCCCCTGAGCTGGTCAATAAGAAGCTGAAACTGTCGGTCACCGCGACGCGGTCCTCGAACAACCGTGAGGTTGAGTTCCAGACCCAGATCGCGGTAATGCAGCTCATCAACCAGATGGGCGAGCAGATGTTGAAACTCACGCAGGGACTCGCACCTCAAGCGACTGGATTGATTGCCCATGAGCTTGTTAAGACGCTTCGTCCTGTCTTTAGAAAGGTTATGGCATACGCTGAGGCTGGTGATCCTGACCAGGCTGTTGCGGTCCTGGACGTCCTCACGCGCCTCCTACCTGCTCCTGAAGACATGGGAGGCATGGACACCGCACGTCAGGAGGAAATGGCGACAATGGCTACCGGGGGAGGTCCCGGAGGAAATGGTCAGCCACCCGGCGGAATGGGCAGTCCTCCAAGCCCTGATGAGGTCAGACGGATGGCAAGTTCTGCAGCGTCATCTGGACAGCCTAACAGAGGGGTCGCAGTACCAGCTGGTCCAGGCGGAGCGTATTGAACAGTTTCAGTACGCAAAGGGGTTCCTAGATGGACACTTGAGAACCCGGCAGTTACTAGCAGTCCTCATTAGCCAGAGTGAGATAGGAGACCAAGAATGGGTACAGCAGCAGGTCAACCAGGTACTGTCACCCCTCCTGGGACTGGGACTCTCGGACAGCCCGCCGGACGAGGCGAGCCCGCGCAGCCGGGTCAACAGGGGCAGGGTCAACAGGGTGGAAACGCAGGAGGAAACGGAGCGCCGCCTCAGCAGGGTCAGGGCGGAGTGGGAACGGGAACGGAGGGAGAACAGCAGTGGAACCGGGAAGAGTTGAATCCAGCTCTACGGAATCTCGCTCCCAGCCAGATCAACGAACTGTTCTCGGCTCTGTTGGCGACCCGGCAGACGCAGGAACCGGCACAGCCTCAGCCGCGTCAACCTGCACAGCCGGAGTTGCCAGAGATCAACCTTCGGGAAGTAATGGACCCGACGCATGAGTCTTACAATCCCGAAGCTGCACTCAAGTGGTTCGTCCAGAAGAATTACGGGCCGCTGATGCAGGACATCAGCCAGCGGTCGCTCAAGGGACTGTACTCGAACTTCCGGAATCAGATTCACGACTTTGCGGAGTTCGAACCGGAGATCGACGCGGCTCTGTCACAGCGCGATCCGTCGACCCTCAGTGAGAGGGACATCTTCGGAACGTACCTCGCGGCGAAGGGAATGCGAGTGCTAAACAAAGAGCGACAGGAACGGGCGCAGCAGTCTGGTCGCTCCACGCATCAGCCGTCGGCTCCGGTCAATCAGGACACGGTCGAGGAACCACTGGACGCGACCGAGACCGAGTTCGCGCGGATTATGTTCCCGAACGCTCCAGACCCGGCAGCGAAGTATCGGGAGATGAAGAAGAAGTATGCGGGGGGCTCCTACGAGCTGACAGTCCCAACCGGTGAAGGACAAAGGGCCTAGCCATGCAGAAGAAACAGGGAGACTTCTACACCGGTGTCCGGGAACGTGGGATGCTGAACGCGATGCTCGACCATCCGGCAGCAATGTTCCTCAAGTCACACCCCGACATGATGGTGAAGTGGGAACATAGCCCGCCGTCAGGCGACATGTCGATGGTCACGATGCGGGAGGCTCAGGGTTTCCGGATCGTCAATGCTGAGGAACTGTCGGGCAATACCGAATCGAGCCAGAAGGTCGGTCCGGTTCGGCGTGGGGACCTAGTCCTCATGGCAGCACCGAAAGAGGTTTACGAGGCCATCCTCGCAGCAGACGCCGAGGCGGCGGACCTGGACTACAGGACGCCTGAGTTGACGTACAAAGAGCACATGAACAACATGAACTTCCGTCTCGCAGATGGGTCGACTCGCCGTGGCAAGGGGTTCGGTGAGATTCGACGGACGGTAGAAGAGACTCCTTTGCCGCAGGGTGTCGCAGCGGCAATCAACGCGTCGGAAGGAGGTGAAGCGGAATGAAGTTCCCGGCAATCCCGGTCGCAAAAGACCGTCGAATCGTGCAGTACGATCTGGCGGCCTCCCAGACTTTCAAGAAGGGTGCGGCAGTACTGCTGAACGCTTCGGAAGAAGTCGCGGAGTGTGCGGCGGACCCAACGGTAGTGTTGGGATTCGCGGCGGAACCGGCAGGTAGTGACCCCGAAAGCGCGACCAAGGTTTTGGTCTGCGTGGCCGAGGCGAACCGACGGTTCTGGATCGAGGGTGACAACGCCCCGACGATGGACGACGTGAACCAGGAATACGGCATCGCGAAGGACAGCGATGGGTATTGGTACCTCGACGGTACCGAGACTACGGCCACCGTATTCTACGTCCACACCGTGGATATGGAACGGAATCTGTACGAAGTCAGCGTTCTGACTGACGTCGCGCAGATCAGTGGGGCAGCGGCAACCTAACGCCGGCTAAGCCGGACGGTGCATTTTTTGCACTGTAGCTTTCACTTCGAGTCAAGGATGGTGTAATGTGACTCTGGTAAGAGGGGCATTTGCCGATTACTTGGCCCCGGGCGCGTATGCGGCGTACGAGGACGAGTATGAGCAGTTGCCTGCCTCCTACCCCGAGGTCTTCAACATCCTCACGACCAGTCGAGCATATGAGGATGTCCTGATTTCCACAGGGCTGGGAACTACTCCACGTAAGCCCGAGGCTCAGGACGTGGCTCTAGACGAGCCGCTGCCCGTTGGCACGGTCCGCATGTCGGTCGTGTCGTACGGCCTGGGGTACGAGG